CCGCATGAGCGGTGGCCTCCAGCCGGTCTTTCGCATCGGCGAGCAGCATGCCGAGGCTATTGACGATGTTGGTGTCCTGCATCGCCTCGAACGAAGCCTGCAAGTAAGCGCTGCCCTTGTAGGTCGGGATGGTCGGCTGGGCGAACACCGGGTCGGTCTGAGCCGTCTCCGTCGCCTCTGCCAGCCACGCCGCAGAAATACCGGCGGTGCTGATGCCGTGCCATGTGTTGGTCGTGATGGTGACGACGTTGGAGATCTCGCGGAACGGGTTCGTCTGCGAGGGGTTCTGGAGCAAGATCGTCGGATCGACCATGAACGGAACTAGGAACCCACCTGCGGTGTTCGTTCCTTCGTTGATGCCCGCACGGTGCGAGTCGGCAACGCGGAGGGCATCCAGCTCATCCGACTCAAGCTGGTAGGTGGCAGCGCCGCCGAGCAGCTTGCCAAACGCACGCTGGTAAGCGTCCGATCCGGTGAGCAGCATGTGCTTGGCGATCCGGCCATGCTGATCGTTGCGGGTCACGAGCTCCGTAGCGCGCTCACGCTGGTCGCTGGTGAACACCTCCGTTGCGCTCTGCTCGATCGCGTTCAGCGCACGCGCCCGCAGATCGCCCTGGCTGAGCGCGTTGGAGCGGACCGCGTCGAGGTTCTCGAACGGGTCGAGGCGGACGGCGCGGGAAGAGCCACCGCCGGACTCGACGCCACGGCCGCCGGCGGACCGGCTGCGCTCGTCGTCGTTTCCCTGCTCGACCGCGGTGGCGTTGCGGGCGGTCTCACGGACGTTGTCGATCCGGGCGAGGCGGGTGGCGATCTGCTCCCGCTCGTCGGTCAGGGTCTTGTGCTCGACCTCGAGCGTGTCGAAGCGGGTCGCCTCGTCCTCGCCCAGGTCGCCGTCGGCGAGCTCGAGGAGCTCGCTGCGGCACTTCGGCAGGCGCTCGTCGATCTCCTCGACGCGAGCCCGCATTTCCTTCTCGTTCACAGCAGGATTCCTTCTCTCAGGAGTCGCGCCCGCGCCTGTGCGCGGGTCATGACCGGCCCTGAGTGGTGGCCCTGCTCGGGCTCCGGCTCCGCCGTGACGGCCCCCATTTCGGGGGTGTCGCTGTCAGCCTCCGGCTCCCCATCGGGAGTGGTGGGCTCAGATGTTTCGCCGCGGGCCCGCAGGAACGCCTGCACGGCCGCACGGAACGCTTCCGCGTCCTCCGGGGACAGCTCCTCATCGCCGTCGAGGTCGGCGGCACCAAGCTTGTACGCGTGCAGCAGTGCACGCACACCGACGATCCCTGCATCCTCATAGGCGGGCAGCGGCGTCGGTCCGTATTCGCGCATCGCGATCTCGGTGCGGGTGACGGTCGGCACCTCACCGTTCCGGGCCCGGTACGGGCGGCGCGCCGAACTCGATGACTGGATCATCCGGCCGGAGAAACTCTGACCGGTGATCGCACCGGAGTTGATCGCCTCCAGCACCTCATCGGCCAGCACGGTCTTGTTGTAACGGGTCACAGTCAGTACGCCGTGCTGGTCCGCACGGACCTCGACGGGCGTACCGATCGGCATGGAATGCCGCTCTGACGGCGTGCCGTGCAGCGTCATCCCGTGGTTGAAGAACACGCCGAACCGGGTGCCGCGCTCCGTGATCGTCTTGTCGAACGCCCGCGAGTCGATGACCTCGTGGTAGTGGCCGTCCTGGTCGTGGATCTCCGCAGGCGTACCGAACACAGACGCGTACGCCTCAACGGTGCGGCCATCGCCGCCAGAACGGACCTTGATGTCTTCGAGCGGGTACGACCGCGTGAAGGTCGTTGTCATTTCGTTTGCCCTCCGTCGGCTGCGGTGGTCCCGGCCGCGCCGGCACTCGAGGTAGTCGGGGTGTCCGTTGGGGTTTGGTCGGCAGGAGGCGCCGCAGGCTGGTCGGCGCTGGCGGGTGCGTTCGGGTCGACGCCCTGGCTTGGCGGCTGCAACTGCACAGAGAACAAGCCCGTGTGTTTCAGCAGCGACATGTCCTCGGCCTGCACGGCAGCTACGACCGACGTTGGTTCGTAGCCCGCGTCAACGAGCTGCCGGATCGTCTGCGCCTGCTCCGCCTGGATCTTCGCGACCGCATCCCGGTCCTCGCGCAGGAACGCGATGTCCCGGTCGTCGTACCAAAGCTCCGCGCCGGCTGGCGGCGAGACCAGCGTTGCGAGCGCGCCGGCGGCCTGGCGCCACAGCGGGCGGAGAGTACCGTCAGCGAACCGGCGTCGGCTGGCCGCATAGTTCCCCGCGTTCAAGCTCGAGCCCTGCAGACCCTCGGAGAAGCCGACGATGACCGGCGGAACACCGGCCGCGGCCGCCAGGCGAGACTCGCCGGCGCCCTGCGTGGCTTTGAAGTCGAGCTGGCGAAGGTCCGAGCCGACGACCTTCACGTCCGCGCCGCCGCCGAGGAACACCGTCTTGTAGGCGTTCATGACACCGCGGTGGCCCTCATCGAACGCAGCCTTGAACCGCTCGAACGACTCCGGTTTCACGCTGGAGTCGAGGGTCGCGATGATCTGCGGGGACGCCCCGTTGCGGAAGAAGTTCAGTTTGTGCTGCGTTGCGGACTGGTCCGCTTCGATCTCCCGGATCACCGGCGTCAGCCAGCTCATGCCCCGGAACTGGTACTCCGGGTCCGGGATCGGCGCGTAGTGCGCGACCTGCTCGGGAAGTAGGACGATGCCCTCATCGGAGCCTGGCGCACGTGGTCCGTAGATGTAGCCGAGGATGTCGCCGTCGAGTGCATCGCCGTACAGGTCCGGGTCGTCGTGGGAACCCGTCACGATCGTCACCCAGTCCGGCCGCAGCCGGCGGATCCGCTCGTCCGGGCCCGTGCCGACCACCGTGAAGAACGCGTTCCCCGCCAGGTCGGCGTCCTGGATCATCCGCGACAGCAGGTCGCCGGTCGTGCCGTTCCGCCACGGCTGCTCAAGGATCGCCAGGTCCTGCGTACCGAAAAGCTCACCCGGCCGGCCAGACCGCATCTGCCGGAACTGGAACCGGGCCTCGCTGAAGACCATCTGGCGGACGAACATCAACGCGGCGATCGGCCCGTTCCGCTTCATGACCCGCTCGACCGCGAACAGGAAATCGGCCGGAATCGGTTTCTCATCACCGTTCACCGGCCGGCCTGTACCGAAGTACGGGCTGAGCGGCCAGCCGCCGAACTCGGGGTCCGGGTCGAAACGGTGCGCCATTGAGTGCCGCAGGAGGTTCACCGCTGCACCCGATCGTCCACATCAGAGAGCAGCAGGAACGATGCCGCACACGCGACACCACCGAGGAGCAGCCCCAAACCCAGACCCCACTCCAGGCCAGCACCGACAGCGGCCGCAATGAGGCCGGCGGCGTAGCCGAGACGGGCCCGCGCGAGGCGCGACAAGCGGATCATCCGAACATCACCCAAGGCTCCACGGAGTCCTCCTCAACAAACGTTGCGAGACCCCAGCGGGCCAACGTCACCGCCACCAGCGGCGAAATGTCTACGCTCGGAGAGCGCCGGTTCCACTTCCTGCCATCACCCAACGGCCGCGTATCCACGCCCGCCACCGCGGCATCCAACGCCGGATGCGGCCTGAACCGCACCGTCGACGTGTCGCCCTCCGCCACACCAGCAGCAGCGATCAGCGACTCCGTAGCCGCCGCCACATCCCGTGTCGCGGTCTTCACGACCTCGATACCGGCCGCTTCCAGATCTGCGATCAGGTGGCCGGCGGGCCCACCAGGGTCCACCACGAACGCCACCGGATCCCAACGCTCGATCAGCTCAGCGACGCGCTCAACAACCCAGCCCGTACCGCTGCGGTGATCTACCACCTCGCCATGGCCCAAGCCGTCGTCGCGGACACCGAAGACCGCGATCGCTGCATGTGTGGCGCCTGGTGAGGCATCCACCGCGAACGCCGCACGGCCTGCCAGCTCCGACGACAAGTCAGCCAGGTCTCGCCAGGCGTCCTCGGGGATGACGGCCCACTGATCGCCGGTCTCCGACGGGTAGTTCCCGACGCCGAGACGTTCACGGTTGAAGCCGACCTTGCCCATCGACTCGTACTCACGAGACACATGCGTTGGGGTGATGCGGATCCCCAGCGCCGGGTTCGCTTTCGCCCACGACTCCGGGGACGCCGGGTCGTCATGTTCCGTGCAGCCCGCCGAACAAGACTCGTCACAGACCTCGGCTGACCACTCCAAATACGTGAGCGACTCAGCGCTCCCCGACATGCCGCGCCGGCGTAGCCGCGACAGCGGAACGCATGGGGCGATGTCCTTGTCCGGCGCCGAGGAGGTGTACCAGATCTGCGGGTTCGGGCGGGCGGACAGCGTCGGCATCAGCGCGTCGATCGTCGTCTCCGGCAGGTTGAACGCCTCATCGAGGACGATCAAGTCACCGGAGAAGCCACGGCCGGAACCGCCCGACCGGGCGACGAACCGAAGCCGCTGCCCGCCGATCAGCTCAATGCCGACCTCGAACGTGTTGTTCGTGATCCGCTTCACCCGACGCGAGAACTCGGCGTTCCCATCGATCAGGTCCCGGATCCGCAGGAACGCCTCCTGCGCCGTCTTGAACTCGTGCGCGGAATGCAGGATCAGCCGCTCACCGAACAGGAACAAGCCGGCCAGCTCGCGGGCCTCGAGGATGCTGCCCTTGCCGTTCTGGCGGGACACGATCAGCCCAACCTCGAACGAAGCCCACTTGCCGTCCTCCTGCTCGCCCAGCGCATGGTCCAACACCAGCTGCTGCCACGGGTCCAGCTGCAGGCCGGCCATCCGCGCCAAGTCGACCGCTTCGGCGCCCGATGACGACAGGTGCGGCGGCGAGGTGAGGAAGCGCGGCTCCTGGTGACCGAGCAGCAGCTCAGGCGCCGAGACGCTCATCGCGCTTCCGCTTGACTTCGTCGATGCCGTCGTTTGCGGCCTCAGGCGGCGCGATCTTCGCGAGCTCCGTCAACGTCATCCGCAGCTGCGCATGAAGCATCGACCGGGGCGTCGGGTTCGTGGCCGGGTCGTCGAGGATCCGGGCCATGTCCAGGGCAGACGCGGCGAGGGCGGTACCGGCCAGGCCCCAGCGCTTCAGGTCCCGCTCGACGGCCGCAACGATCGGTGACCGGTCACTGTCCGTGTTGGAATCCATGATCAGCCACCTCCACCAAAACTACTGGGCGTCACGTAAAAAAACGGGCGCAAGGGCGGCGGGTCTCCCGATGTCACGCTCTGCCGTTGCGACCGGGCCCCCCACCCCATGCTCTGACCTGCAGTTATGCAATGAACATGAGGGTGGAAGCCGTTGACGTGCACGAATGGTGATGACAGTGCGTTACCCAAGCGATGTCACTATGTGTGACACGTGACGGTGGGCTACCACTGCCGGGATCCCTGCGTCACCGTTGGCTCTGATCGCTGATCGTGGTCTCGATACCAGCGCTCCACTGCGTCAGCTACAGCGGCAGGTCGCTGCTCTCGTACTCGGGCCATGGCCACGTCGTAGCCAGGGTCGAGTGTTACCACCTCAGCCCCTGCCGCCTGGTAGCGCCGGAGGGTGCCCAGGGCAGGATCGGTGTGGATGATCCACACGTTGGTGTGCTGGGCGATACGGAGCGCCTCTGTGACCGCCGCTGTACGGGCCCGGTACGCCACACCTTTGAGGTAGCGCCCGTGGTCGTGTGTGCTGCCCCCCTCTTTTGTGAGGGCTTGGGCGATGCGGTCGTAGTCGATGACGATGTCGCCATCGCAGGCGTGGGCGTTGACCCA